GGGAAAAACAAGTGGAATAATGGCATCCTCGGAGTTTACAATTTTGGGGGTCATATATCCCCATGCATTGCCTGATGATCCCGTAGTATGGGCGGCAATGCCGCAACAAGCACAAGTACAAGTGCTTAACATGCTCGATCATCATAATCCCCATGACAGGAAAGCATGGGGCGATCTAAATCAAGGTCTGTTCGAAACCGAAGTCAGTTGCAAGTGTGGTGCTGGACAAAAAGAGTGGCACTTCACCGGGGGGCGAAGAAAAGGAGCACCTGATTATACTTGTGGGTATTGTTTGGGAGAGGTAGACGTAAAAGGTACACCCATGAAGAACTACGGTAGGGTAGTGCGGCAATTGCCTATCTCAGCCCCGGCCTTTGATGGCTATTCAGCGAAAGTGCTGATTTGCGTCAAGTTATTCATAACCAACTCAACCACGTCTCGTATGCTATGGATGGGTCAACTTCAGGGGCAACTACAACAATACAAGGGAGAGAAACTCGCTCCGACTCATGCATACAAGCCCGGCGTGTCGTCTCTCAAGGCCACGCAGTATTACAAATTGCCCACAGGCTACTTGGTGCCTCTTACAAACTTGGGTTATAGGGTGGAAGGCCAAGAACAACGACTTATGTTCTAAAAGACATGAGAGCCGTGATTACTCAACCACGGCTCTCATTACAAAGGAGGAAAGGAAGCGATTGCTGGGTGATGACTCCAGCACTTTGTATTATATCATACTTAGATAGCAGCGTGTGCAGTTATGCGAGGCCCATCGTCAGTTTTTAGGGGCATAATCTCTAGAACAAGTGAGCTAGACGGCATGGGTAAATAACCCTTGACCTCGCTATAGGATTCGCCGTCATCGCTCCCCGACATGAATGTACCAGTATAGCACCCTAGACGTTTCTGAATCTGAAGCTTGCCAGTTTTACTGAGCCGCTCCACAGCCTCGATCTGCACTCCTAGGTTGTGACTGTGGCCCATAAGACATACGTCTGCGGCGTGGGTAAATAGCCAACGCTGCATGTTGAGAGCCTTCGCCCCAGCTAACCTGCCCCCAACATAGCCATGATGTATATTTAGGGTAACCATCCTGCTTGCGCCCTTTTTCTGCAACTTTGCGGGCTTCCGGTGGAACACTAGATGCATCCAGCCGTAATATCCCAACTGAAACTTCACATCCTGAGCGATACCGCCCCGCTCTTTGATCCCCTGCGCAATCTCTGAGTATACATCTCTCTCATAGTGGCGCTTGATTGCCCTCTCGTGGTTGCCCTCCACTGTCGCTATGACCTTATTACAGATGGGGGCGATGTACTTAAATAGTCTGTCCTTTTGCGCCCCGCATATATCCATCATGTCCTGAATAGATATCCACTTGGCCAGCCCTTCTACATTCCATCGAGGATCCCGCGGCCCGATTGCGTCGATCAAATCCCCCATACAGATTACATAGCCATCCTTATCTGCCTTGACCTTGGTCACCCATTCCTGCAGCGCAGTCTCGTCACAGGATGCCGCACCGATATGCACGTCTCCGAGTGGGTATATCCGAAATGCGCTATTGCGGCTACAGTTACGGAAATCCTTCCGGATGTACTTCAAGGCCCACCGTACACCTTGAACACGAGCATCGCGATCCCCCCCAATACCATCCAAACCAATCGTGTATGCCAAGACATGTGAGCCTCGATAGCAGCCACGCGCTCCGACAAATCCGACAGCTCCTCTGTCATTCGCTCGCTGGAATGGTTGAGTACACGCACATGGTGCGCTAACCTATCGAGAGCAGTGCCATATCCATGCTCCCCGGCTGTAGTATTCATCCGCTACACTCCTGCATAATGCTTGCCATTTCAGGAGTCCATGTTTCGTGCTCGAAGCCCGAACTAGCGGTAGCGACAAAGCTATAGGCGGAATGGATATTCCTAAGAGTGAGCAGCCAATCGCAATACTGTTTAGCCTTGGTCGCCTTGTCCACCTTGGCTGATGGGTTACTGTATTCCGTAATGAGCAATGGGACGCTATGTCTCGGCAAGAGCTTATAGCTCTGTCCTGCTTGCGTCGAGTACATATCATCAGGGGCAACGCCATCACCTGTCCAATAGCAATGTGCGCCTAGCCAGTCTGCTTGATTGACGGCGTCAAGTCCTTGCTCCATAAATTGCACCTGATCGGCTCTCACGTCTTCATATGGGCTTCCCGGAGAGAGCCCCGGATATCCCCAAAGCGCGTCAGGCATTGCAGGTCGGAGAGCCTCTCGAACCTTCAGCCACCACTCCGCGAATTGTTTGCCGTCCACCCAAGCCGTCCCCCATCCCTCTGCACGTAAATTGGCCTCATTGTGTATCTCGAAATATTGCACGCCCTCGGAGTAATGGGAGATCGCGTCTTCTTTCACTTGATCAATAAAGTCCTCCGGATCAGGTGATGACACTTTCCCGAATAGACGCACCAGCACAAACTCGACTCCTAGCTTACGCAGTACATCCATTGCTGGAGCCTCATTGCTAAGGGACTTGTAGGCCTTGAACTGCGCTGTCTTGAGTAAGTCTTGCGCTTCGGGTAAAATGGGATTACCGAAAGAGCCGTCAGCCGATCCATGCAAACCAGATAACGCGCTGCTCGCTATCGAGGGAATTTCTACGCGCTTAGTTTTTTTGTTTCTGATCTCAGGCGTGACCACTTTGACCTCTGGGTAGTGTATTGCGAACCAATGTTCTATTCCTGCTGGCTGCCTCTCAGGATACAGTAAGACCACCTGCTTATCTTCTAAATCTCCGATCCCGGCATCATCTGCTGAAAAGCCTATAGTGGCCTTAGATGCAAATGCTCTGTCTGCCACCTGCATAAACTCGTCTGGGGTGGCGTCTGGCGGCATCAGCCAATACACCCTATGGAATTGTGTGCGTGGTAGCCCCCTCAATCCGCTACCCATAAGTAGGGTTGCTTCCTCTCGTCGTCTAGCCGTGAGTCCGTCATGTACCTCTCCGCTGGCATGGTTGTAGGTTTTGAGTAACTTGGCTGCTGCCATGAAGTCGCCCTCGTTGGCAAGCGCAATGACCGAATCGCACCCATTAATCCCCAAGTTGTAGGTCGCGGAGAGTAGCGCAGTATGCTGGTCATGCGATAGTTGTCTAGTAAGTTTCTTATCGAGCGCATCCCCATAATAATCAAGAGCATCACGAAAACGCACCTTAGCTTCTGCCTTGGTGATCGTTTCGCCTTGTTTACTTTTCGTGCCATATCCGATGCTCCATTGCGCGTGATCCCAATAGCTTGTAAGTGCAGGACTGCCGTTGCACTCCCACCGCGAAATGAACTCCACACAGGCTGCTGTTACTACGGCCACGTAACAACACCATCTATATCAGTGTACTAGAACTATTCATCCCGGGTTAAGTACGTTGGGGCAAGTACGAACACAAAGAACAATACCAAGAAAGCCGCTATGCCAATCCATATCATAGGCGCTCTACAGGGCAAGACTCACAATCACACAGGGGGCAATCCTCGCATATTATCATTTCATTCCTCTGGTACATCTGGCCACACTACATTGTCCGGGTTATCGTATACTTGAGGGATATCCCGAAGGGACTGACGGTAGGCCTGCCACTCCTCTTGCTTGCTCTCATCGAGCGGCGCATTCGGCAGGTCTGTCCAATCGCAGTCACGCAATAATTCATTCCGTGCGGAACGCAGGTCGATCCATGGCTGCTCGTCCTGCATCGTGGCAAGCATAGCTTCTACCTCCCCATCCGTGGGTTGGGTCTGATTTGTGTCCAGCCAGAGGATATCTTCTCCCCCTGTCACCACCCACGCCGCACCGGGGCGTAGTTTCTGTAGTACCTCAGGTAAACCCATTATGTGACCTCCATTACAAGGAGCGTGGACGAGGACTGATCGCTCCGACAGACGTAAGCAGTCTGCGCTCCGTTTGTCTGCTTGATTCTGGCCTTTATCGTATGCGATGCGCTGGATACACTTGTCCAGCGATAGACATGCGATACCTCCTCAACCACGCCAATCGGCTGACTTGCCTTGTCATCGACCTCTGTCGCGCTATCAAGTTGCAGTGCAGACAACATGGCGCTGCCACTGATCTCGCAACCACCCAGAGAGAGCCATGCTACTAAATCGCCACCTGTCGTGGTGAGCGTGACCGCTAAATTGGTAACATCTACATAAGAGGTTGACGAGGTGCTTACCTCAGCCGTAATGCTATCGAATGTTCCGACCTGTGCCAGCTTGCCACCTGCTGGTGCGGAGGCTGTGTACCAGTTGGTTCCGTCAATGGCAAGATATCGTCTTGACGAACCTGCCTCTAGGGCGTTTGCATCGACAGCGTTGGCCGATCCACCATCAATGGCGTCACTTGTATTCGGCCACACAGATATTGTCTGTGCGCTATCATCATTGATGACTAATATCTCTAGACCTGCAACGGCAGTGGGGAGCTTGACCCCATCGCCGTTAGTGCCTGAGACTGTTACTCTGTTGGCCATAGTAGTTAGCGCAGTTGCACCTGCTTGCGTCTGCGTACTGCCAGCCGTTATACTGTTAGTGAGTGTTAGCCCCCACTGGACAGCCGATCCGGTAGACGACATAACAGTGCCAGCGTTCCCGATGGCCAGTCTCGCCAGAGTATTGTCGCCTGTTGCGTATACCGTGTCTCCTGCTGTGGTAACTTTTCCGGGGGCAGTAAGGTCTATGTTGCCCGCCGCCCCCAGATAATTATTCCAAATAGTGGCCGAAATTAACTGTCCCGTACTATAGTCAACGCCATTTACCCAGCTCATAGTATTTTGTTATACCTCCGTCTGTTTTATCCACGGTTGTTGCACGTTCTCTGCCTTCAGGACTGTCACCGTGTCGCCATCCTGCGGTCTGTAATTGCGTAGACCCGGATGAGGCCTAGCTGTCAATAATTCCTCTATTATAAGTCGCTGATTGGTTGGTGGAAACTTTATCATTCTCACCTTCTGCTGCGTGCTGTAATTGCAACACTCATCACAAAACCAGACCGGATCGTCATATGTAACGACAATTGATCCACCGCATGGGGGTACGGTATCTAGGTCGCAACTGGCAACCCAATCGCCACGGCTAATAAATGCCTGAATGGGTGGTGCTTGCTCGTCTACATCCCATTCGATCTCATGTCCCCATCTCGCCTTAATGATCTGCGCGAGCCAAGGGCGATAACCGCCTCCGTTCACGACTGCTGCTTGTTGATGCGCTGCTAGTATTCTCACTCACCTCTCCTTTTATAGTGGGCCTAGATATGTGCTCGATCCTAGGGTATTGGTTCCAAGCACCCAGAAGTCTGTCGCGCTTGTTGGTTCGAGATTCCAGATTACACTATAATCTTGCGGAGTCAGCTCGTGCGTCTCTGCAATTAGGAAAAAGTTTTGTGAGCTGATCCCTATCTGGCTGTCAGTCACAGCGATATTGGCAAAGATGCTGTGCGAAAGTGCTGCGGTTAGTAACGCGGCGGTGGTGTTAGGTTTGAAGGCGATACTCTTGACTCGCCCTCTTGGGTCTTTGCGCTCCAACAAAATCATCTCGCCAATTGCATCTGCCGTGGCTATACTGTCTGCTGCGTATTGCCAAGTATATTGTCGCTTACCATAGGATGCAATCGATGTGTCGTCCTTTTGTGTAGTCTCCACGACAGCGAATTGGTCAAGCTTCGTGCCTCGCACCTGCCCGAATGTCAGGTATCCTGAGCTGGCGTTGTTATTGGTGTAGCGTACCCCGACACGAGTCGCAAAGCTCTCGTCTGCTATTATGGCTCCAGTGCAGTCGCCTGTAATATTGGTTCCTGTACCATCTGAACTAGTATTGACCAAGAAGTCAGTGGTAGCTGCGGGCGTAATGGGTGACTTGACTGCGAGGCTGACACCGCTATCCTGCGACTCAATGATATAAGTTACATCCACTGTACCGCCACCTCCAGTAATGGCGACAGGGTTTTGCAGTCCTGCAACAACTTGGCTTGCTGTCTCTCGGCGCGTCCTAGCCTTGACGCCCACATGGTTCGCCATCTCGTCTACATCGCCATATTCGTAAGCCAGATCGCTATATGACGTCATGGTAACGTCTGTGGTTTTATCTGTAATTAGCGCGTGCCTATTTATTGCGTGAAGGCTTCCATCTCTTGCTTGCCACATGCGCCCATACTCCCTCCCTACCGTGTCCTGGCAAGCGCCGTAAATACTAGTAACGTCTGTGAAATTGTCCCCAGCAAATAAAAACGTGGAAATACCGGACTCGAAATTCGCGAAGGTGCTGGTAGCTCCCAGCTCTGTTGTCTGACCCAGTTCAGATTGACCGCCCACGCCAAGAAACCACGCACTCGTTCCCGGTGGATAGACCCTTGAAGTCTCTAGGATTTTATCCAGAACAGCATCGTATGTAACTGACTCTTGTACCGGAATAGAAACCTCCGATAATTGCGCCCTGCTATTCCATGCTTGAGCAGTAATGACACACTTGTCCACAGGCCCGGTTGTCGGCTGAATAGAGCCGATCCAACCAACGAACATCGTGCGAACTGTGCTGTCAGCTGGATCGGTAGATTGCAGTCGGATCACCAACCCCGGCTCTAGCTTGCCATAGTAGGCTCCAGAAGATGCCTCCGGTGAAAAGCGTTTGTCTGCGTTATTAAGAACAACAGATAAACTACTTTCCCTCGCCACTGGTTCGTAAGGGGCCGAAAAACCTATACTCCAGAGGGCCTCCAGCATGTAGGAGCTAATATCTGTATAAGTCCCGGCTGTGACAATACCGTCAATTGAAAGTGTCCAAGTCGCTGTAGCCATTAAACCACCCTGGCAAAGGCGCGTCCCCTACTCCTCGCGGCCTTTACAACCTCCTCATATAGCTGGCTTCCAGTCATGACACCGTACACGTTGATTGTGTTCACGGTCATCCCTCCCCCACTGCCACCGCCTAGCATGTGTGAAGGTGTCACTTCTACTCGCTCCCCAGATGACACGCCCACCATGAAATTATCACGGTTGAACCCCGGCGGCACTGTCATACTGAGTCCGTGTTGGCCAGTGGCTGCGGCTTGTATGGCGGCCTTGCTGAATCCGCGGCCAATTAAACCTGTTCCTGATCCCGGCCCTCCGCCACTTTGCATAAAATCATTCACCCATCCCAATGTGCCGTCTGCCACTTGTTGCATAAAACTACTCTCGTCTAGGTGGCTGGCGTGTCGGCTGCGAATATCTTCTAACACGTCCTTGGCATGTTCTGCCTCGTCGCGACCCCCGGCTCCCGGCTGCCATTCCCCAAAACCTTCATTCCAGCCGCCTGCTTGATCTCCATACTCTACGCCCCATTGCCCAGAATCGCCTCGCTCCACGTCTGGGCTAGTTTGCCCAGGCATTAACCCTGACCCCTCCCATGAGCCAGTCAGAAGATTCCTGCCTAATGCGGAAGGGGTTGGCCCCTTGCTGGTGCTGGTACTGGCGCTTGCGGTTGTCGGTGTCCTCGCGGCTGTGGCTGGCGCGGTTGATCCTGTTACCCCGCCCCATGAGGTCAAACCATCCCAGCTTGACACAAGATTGTTATTAGCTGTTATAGTTGCTCCAACTTGACCTCGATAGCCTTGAAGAGCGCCTCCCGCAGAAGTAAAGGTTTTACCAACTTCCCTACCTGCATCTTCAAACTCACCCAATTTCCCTATCAAGGTTATGGCCCCGGCCCGTACCTCATCTAATGTAATACCAAACGCCCCCACATTGTCCACTAAGAACTGGTAATCTCGGCTCACATCTATAGCTTCTTGAGACATAAGGCCCATTGAAATCAGCAACTCGTCTGCCGCCCTTTTAGCGTCATACGTGCCAATCTCGTACAAGCGCTCCGCTTCGCGTAAAGCCAGCGCCTTTGCAGTTGTGTTGCCCATTTCAATCTGGTTATCAATAAGGCTCAAGGTCATGTCGTCAACTTGTCTCGCCGCGTCATAGGCATGATCACCCATTACGTCAATCTCGGCTCCGGTCTCTCTAAATCTAGGCGTAGCTCGCCGCGCCTCATCCCTGGCATCTGCCAGAGCATCACCGTATATAGATGTTTCTTCAGCAGCTTCTTTCGCAGCATCCGCTTTAAGTAACACCTGCCGCGCTAACTCGCCGACTGTTCTGGCGTATTCGCCCTGCTGGTATATAGCTGCTATTTCCTCGTCTGTCGCCGCCGTAGTTGCTGCTGTGGCTTCTACCAAAACTGCGGTCTTGTGTTGCATAGCGGCGGTTGTGGCGTCGGTGACGGTTTCCACATGCGCCAAGGCTTCGGCGTATGTATATTCAGTCTCTTTAGCTTTTTCCACTAGATCGTTGTAAGTTTTCTGAGTGATTGTTCCAGCCTTCAGCGCATCCTTTAATGCTTGTTGAGCAAGCACAGAATCACTCATTCCACTAACGAAATCAGCTAAACCACTCACTGAAGGTGCTACGGCCTCATGCAACATTCCTTTCCACGTATCAGTCATATTCTTGACAGAAGAGTCTAGTCTGGTATAAGCATCGGTAGCACTTTCGGTACTGCCGCCAGCCTGTTCTATCAGCACTGATCCAGCTCGAAGCGTTTCGTTGAGCAGAGCTTGCTTCATTTCGGCTGCTGTCAATTCGCCGACAGCCTTGCCTAACTGCTTGGCATAAGCCTCATTCGCCTCACCGATCCGTATAGTCAGTCCCAGATTGTCCAGGATCATGGGAGAAGCACGCTTGACGCCAAGAGCCAAAGAGTCATAGAGAAAAGTAGTATCACCTAAGGCGGGGTTGAGCTTCTGTGCTGCTTTGGCAATTTCAAGAAGTCTTGGGGTAGAGGCAGCCAGCTCTTTCGCTAGATCGCCTTGTGCGCCAGCAAGCAACGTGGAAGTACTAGACATCAAGTCCATGTCGCTTATGGTTCCCCGGCTGGCCTTACGTAACTCGGCTAATAGCTTCGGTGTTGCACCTACCTTTTCCAGCAGAAAACCGAACGACTCGCCTGTCTGGCGTACCGCTGCTCCTTCGGCAGCTAAATCTAGGGCCTTCTTGGCGGCGATACCCACAGCAGCCAACGCAAGAGTGACCTTCGCGGCTGTGCCTGCCAGCGCCTTTAATCTTGTTCCGGTCTTGGCACTTTTCTTGCCAAGACCATCCACTGATTGCCCGATTTTACTAAGTGGCCCGGAAGCTTTATCCATTGCTTCCACGATCAGTGACAAGGTATTAGGTTTCGCCATTGTTCTCTCTTTGTCGTCTCAACTTTTCCACTCGTGCTAATATGCGCCATGCACCGGGGTTCCGCTTCGACCACTCCGTAAGTGTCAAGTCGCCCCGGCTTTGTTCTGACACTAGCGCATTATAAGCATTTAGAGATGCTGACATCCTATCCAGCAGCCCGAATGGCTGATCTAGAAGCCCTCCAGACTCTGGCAACGCCCCCCATTGTCTAGCGTGTATCGCTAATTCCAATTCGGCTGGCATGGCCTCGCCTTCCGCAGCTCTCGCGGAGGCGAGGATTAGACTTCCGGGATTTGACTCATTTCAAGTAAATGAGTCGCAAGCTCCTCGGCCAGCCAACGAGCCTGAGCAGGGGTGTAATCCAGCGGTTCGATCTTTTCCTTAAACCACTTAGCCTTATTCGCGGCTTCCAGAATTACGCTCCATTGCTCAGGCCCACTAGCACCATTCGCCGCCTGTAATGATTTCCAGTATGGCACGGCCTGACGCTGTGTCAGGTCCACCACCTCCACATCTACATCAAGCTCAGTATTAGTAAACGTCGGCATTCTATTGTGTTCCCACTGTTAGATCGCCTGTTCCTTGGAAGTTGACACTTACCGTCACAACGCCGTCCCAAGGCGAACCAAAGTCTACGCCTGCTATGATCACATTGCCATTGATGGTAACAGCACCTGCCGAAGTACCCTCTGGCCTTATCTTGATTTCGCCAGTGGAACCCGGCACGATTTCGCTATCATACAACTCGGTTGTGTCATCATGAAGGCATTCTATCGTTCCAGTGAAATCCTTAACTGTGCTTGCATACTGCTTGACTGTGTCAGCTGCAGCGGTTATTTCAACTAAATCAATCGCATGATTGACTGTGGCGCTTCTTACGTGCGAAAACGCCTGACTGTCTAACAATACTGCAAGATTCTTTCCGGTATATACGGCCATGCTAATCTCCTGTTAGTTCCTCTGATTTTGGTGCAGGTTTATAGGCCCGCTTTTTTCTTATGATCCCCTTCTCCAGATAGATTGCGATCACGTCATCCGCTATGTCATCCGGTAAGGGTTGTCCCGATGCAACCACCGATCCGTCGCCCCTGATCAGGTTGCGCTTTAGTATGTATTGCTCTGCCATAGTAGACTATACCTCTTGTGTGTTACGCGCCTTAGAATGGCTCTCAGCGTGCCCTAAGCTAACTCCCTGACTGTTATCTCCGTCAAGACCGAGTACCACCACTCACCGCTTCCGGGTGGAAACTCAGTGACCGTTCTAGTGGCAACTGCGTCAGTGATGTCGCTGTTAGTATAGATACCCCGATTACTCACCAGTGTGCCAAGTATGGCATCGCTGTAGCGTTGTTGATCGGGAAGCTCATCCGACAGTCTTGAAAGCCCTACAGACTCCACCAAGCACAACTCGGTGACCGTGTGCGTGTACTCCGCATTGGTATCCACGGCCACGAAGATCATACTATCCGCATTGCCGCCCTCGGTTGTCACACCCACTAGTCTGATGGGAACGTCTGCCGCTGGCACTGACGCAGGTACTTGATTGATGTCTTTCGCCAACGGCTCCACGCTCCCACCTGACTCGTTAGTATAACTGACGGACAGGTTTGCGACAGCGTCAGTGATCGCCCGAAGGTTGCTTGCCACTATATAGTCCTTAGCACGTAAGGCGACAACATCCGTTCCACATCTCTTGGCAGTGACGAAGGCAAGATCGTTACACCGTCAACGATCAACGGCCTATCCGTATCGGCGTTTGTGTCACGTTGTCGATAAAGAAATGCCGCAAGCCTTGTTGCAGCTTGCACGATTCCACTAGGAGTACTGCCACTGGCAGAATAACCCCACACGCCTGTAATGCTGATAGCGTTTGCTCCATCGCCGTTGGTGCTACTCTGCCAGTAACTACTAGAGCTAGGCAGTAGTGAAAGGCCATAAGCTGGGAAGCTCTGCCTCGGCAGATACACAAAGTCCGTATCCGCTGTCAGGGTTGAGCCGTCCCCATTGGTGACATTACTAGGCGCACTTGCCAACTCCAATCCACTGCTGAAGTACAGGTTAGCATCCCTCACATCAATCACGGCGTCGAACTTTTTAGTGCTGCTAGTTGCATCAAAGATTCGATGCGTGAACTCCTCTATTATGGATTCAGCCGCCGAAACCAACGTGCCTATGAGGGCATCGTCTCCAGAGGAAGATATACCCAGATACGTCTTGACGGCAGTTGTTGTTACTAGAGCCATCTTACACCTTTGCTTTCTTCTCTGTCACCAGCTTGGCCTGTCCTGCTTGGATAACATCCTGCGCGAACTCGTCTGAAACATCTTTCTCATCGCCTTCGGCCATGACCACCAGTTTGCCAGATCGTCCGGTATCTTGTCCACCGAAATTGGTGAGAGCTTTTATCTTTTTCATATCTCCCCCCTGTATGGGTGGGGGATAGTGACCCCCACCCATAGAAGGCTAGTTGTTTACTAAGCGTTTTGTGCGTACTGGAAGGCCTCAGACTGCAAGACGTCTCCACCGAACCGTATATTGACGAAGAAGCCAACCTGTCCATTGCCCTGATAGAGATAAGGGTTACGGCTGATCACTATCTCGTTACGCTCGACAATACCGTAGTAGTTCCAGTTGCCGATAACTATCACGCTGCGACCAGAAGCCATTGCAAGTATCTGGCTGCTTGTGTACATTGGTGCGCCGTACAACACTTGTCCAGCTCCACGAGTTCCCGAACCCATTGGGGTCGGCATGAACATGAAGTTGTCACCAGTCAGACCACGGATCACTGCTAGGGTTGACTGGTTGGTGGCCCAACCCACGCTGTCGCCTTCCTGAGCATACGCTCCGGGAAGAAGGAAATACAGCTCTGGTATTTCAGAGGCAGCGATAGTTGTTGCACTATCAAGAGTTAGCGCAGCTGTTCCACCAACAAGCACCCCCTTGGGCTGGGATGATCCCGTGCCCTTCAGGAAGTACTCGTTTTCTACGTCTGCAGCTGAGCGCGCCCACATGTCGCCTAGGAAACCTTCCAAGTTGGTTTTCTCGTCAGCGAGTAGCTCATCACTAACCTTGGTTAGATTCGTGAACTTGTACACCTGAATAGCATTCGATGTGAAGGTCGGCTCGTCCTGATTGGCTGCAGCCTCCTCCGCTGTCAAAGCGAAGCCACCAGTTGCGTTCTCGGATGGTACTTGCACGCTGTCCACGGTGGTCTGCATGACCTTTGCGCCAGCCGCACGAGCAATCGACAGATCATCACGCTTGGCTATGATGGTCTCATGCAAGCCTTGCGGAACGAGAACTCCACCCTCGGTGGCTGTCCCTTCTTGCAAGGCAGCTTTGAGGTTCCCCTTCGTGTAGTAATTGTCGGAACCTGTCTTCACCCAATGCATGAAGGCGTCCGTTCCGTCGTGATCTCCGTTCATCTGTGTGTGCTTTTTTACGGCTGGAGCTTCAGTCAGGATACCGCCATGTTCTTCTACTTCTTCCGCTAGGGATGCCTTGACGGCGTCCTTGACGGTGTGTGCTACATCTTCGCGCAGTGCATCCATGTCAATTACTGGCACTGCTGGTTTTTCGTCTGTGGCCTCTGCAGCCACCTTTACTTCTTCAGCCATGATATCTATCTCCGTTATGTGATTTTGTGTAACTGCGTATGCATCAGCGTCTACAGTCCGTTCTGGCGTTGCGCTCTCTGGCTGATCGCCCTCTAGCGTCTTACCCTCTGACGGCATTGTCTCCGCATCCGTATTTGCAGGAATTACTACCCCTAAACCCTTCAGGTACTCCACCCCCAGCGTTCTTGGTTCTGCTGGTGTCGGCGTCAAGCTCAATTCGTAAATCGGCCAGCGTTTGATGTTGCCCTCTAGTCGCTCGACAAGATGAGCAACCGATCCGGTACTGTAGCCAAGCTTGCCAGCCTTGACCAATTGCAATACTTGCTCGGCGTAATCCTTCGCCCTATCCAACTGCGCCTCGAACCACAGACCAGCGTCCCGCTTGCTGATCTTAGTGACCCGACCTAGCACGCTCTTGATCTCCATGGCGTGATCGTATAACACAATCGGCTCAGTCACTGTATCCAGCATGTAGTCCGTATCAAGCGCGAACGTATCACCTTCTAAATCCTTCGCTCCAAAGACAACCCCCATGCCAGCCACGGTGAAGTGGTCATCGGTGACGGCCTTTAGCTCAAGCGCAGATGTGACCATTGCGACCTCATCCTCTGGCTCTTCGTTCTGCCCAGTCTGCTCCAGCCAGAACTCATGGCTGTCACAAGGCATGTATACTGTTTCGCCACCCTCGGTCAGTGTGTGGTATCCCACGCACCCAATATCATCAGCCCTAGCCAGTGCTTCTTCCTCGGTGCTGTACTTATCCACACCCACCTGCGCCTTCTCCTCGTACTCTGTCGCCTCACGCAGTACGGCTAGGTATGCCCGGGCATCGGCTTGCTCACTATAGCATTTCAGCAATTCGGGAGGCTCTAGCTTCCAAACACAAAAACCTTCAGCCTCTACGTTTCTGCGTATCTCGTATGGCATATCTAACCTCACTTGACCTTCTTTAGCTCTCTGTTGATATCCTTGTTTATCTTAGCGATTAATGGCTTGCTCGCCTTCGTCACTTCCTCGGCTGCCACCTTCCATCTTCCCTTGTGCATCCACGCCTGTCCTCTTCCCTTAGCGTTACCTGTAACATAGACACTATAATGTCTACCCTTCTGCACCGCATTAGATTCGAGGGTGGCCTTCCTGTACGCAGTTCCCGCCTTGGTGGTTCCACGTTTAGATTGCACGACCTTGGTTTTATCTCTAAACGTAAACGTGCGCTTGTATTTCTGATTTGGCCTCTTGCGAGGATAGGTCGTGACCTTTTTGTGTGCCTTCTGCATAGCCTCGTCAATGTGCTTATTGACAATGCGTGGAACCGCTGCCCCCAACACCTTCATGCTTTGCTTGACCTGCTTGTCCTGCACCTTTAGACTGATCTGCATGGTCTACCTAAACGCCACTACAGGTTGCAGCCAGCATCTACAATTCGGATGCGCTGGTGGCCTTTGGAATGTTTCCCCTTTGAATTGTGATGCTGCACCGCCACCACCTTCGTGAGTGAAAGCAGAGTCCAGCCCCACTTCCTCTGCCCTTCGTTCACGCTCAACAGAAGATGCTGGTATAGCCCCATCACCTGCAAAGCGCATACCACCCAGCACGGCACAGATAGGGCACACAGCCTCATCATTTGCGGTCATCCACTTCTTACCAACAACCACTTGACTAGCAGTCCAAGCCATGACCATTCCTTTAGAAAATGCGTTCGTAGTTTCTGTTTGAGCGATCAGCTTGGCACGTTTGCGATCAAAGCCAAAACCCATTGTCTCAAGTGTGTCTCTGAGCACGCCTACGTTTTGGCCTGTTCCTGTCCATTGTGCCACCGCTTTAGTCAATGCGTCCCTGCTGGTCTGTCGTAATTCCATCATCAAATTCTTAACGTGTTCTGTAACCCACGCCACAGCGTCACCAGCAAGGGAACCCCAATCTATATCATCCAGTTGTTTATCTACGCCATAGATAGCGTCGATTTGGGATCTCCCAACATCTGTCCCCAATAGGGCTGCCGCATTTATCATTTCGAGTAAGGCATCCTCTAGCTCTTGTTCTCCAAGCTCCAGTCTAGACACTGCTTCTGATACAGCCGCCTCGTTAGGCAGGGCAAGCTGCAGCTGTTTCTCTAGCGCGTTTGCAAGTTGCGTAATAGCTCTCCGTTCAATTGCTGTTCGTTCCCTGTCAGCACCATCTCGGACATACGGTAATCTGCTCTCAAGGGTAGCTTTGCCAATCCAGAAAGCTACTCGGCCCGAAAGCCGATCTAACCTCCCCGGGCGTTGTGGCATGTCCCAGCTTTGCCCTGATCCCATCCTCGATCCATGCGGGTAGGTACTTAGTCTTGAACTGTCGCCCACCCTTCTTCCCCAGATTACGAATAGCGTACCGCTCCCATGTAGCCAACTCAGTCTCGATCAATGCCTCCTCTGGCTCCTCCACCGTCACATCAACATCATCTGGCGTATCTGCTACCGGGCGATTCTCCAATGCGTCATAGCCGAGCATCAACATAGCGTCATCGAGTGGAACGCCAGCCTGTACCAGCTGTAACAAACTAGCAGCCCTGATTGTCTCATCCTCTTGGAATACATCAAGCTGTTCCGGTGCGAACTTTAGTGAATACTCTGACCCTGCCAGTAGTTGCTCGTTGATCGCATCCTCAAACATGGGCAACCTTGGGCGTATTGTCATGTGCCAGAATGACTGCATGTCCGTCTGGCTGGTGGCATAATTTGCGGCATCGGACTCTAGGACGGAGCGAGGAACCCCAAGCGCTGCCCCGATGTCCAAGGCAACATGGGCTGCCAACTCTTTCATGCCGAGGGACTTTAGCTCTGGAGTGAGAGTGGTTATCTTCAAGTCGCCACGTAAGAACAGCGCTCGCCACGCATTACCGACACCGGACATACGGCGCTTGAAGAACGACTGCGCCCTTTCCATCTCTGCGGTGCCGGGGTTGCCTGTGGTCGTAATCAACGTCTGCGGTTGAGCGCCGTGGGCAAAGAACTGGCTGGCGAACTCATCCATGTTGAACCTTAGCTGACTGGCTGATAGTGCTACCTGTGCTGGTGGTAGGCCGGGGCCTTTGTCGGCTGTCATTGAAGGCTCACGCAGTACCATAACGTCCTCAGCACCCCAAGGCCCATATTTCTTGCCCCCTACATGCTGCACGAAATGATCCTCTCCATGATGCTGTTCCCATTTGACCGTGGTTGGGTTTAGCACCTGCACCCCTGTCAGCAAGCGACCCCCCGCCCTGTACTGCTTGAGCGCGTACGCTGCCCCGGTCAACATCAGGCCTAGCTCCATCGTGTAGATGATCGTTGCTAAGTCTGGCTCCAACGGCCAATCGACTTCTTCCTCACCCTGAAACACTACGAACGGAACACTACTTAGACTGCTAGCCCTCAAGCTGACAGCCCTGTATAACAGCGGTACGCTCGACCAAGCCGCTACCGGATCACCTGCGGCATTCTTGCCATCGTCTAGTTCCGAAGCCCAGCCCGGTATTCCAACTATTGCCTTTAGCGCACCCTGTTCAAATATTGTCTTAGTCGTTACCATGATCCTCACACGCTCATTAACACTAGGGGGCCAGCGTCCTGTTTCACGCTCCACGCTAACGCTAACGCCATTACCGTATCATCGTGCATACCAGACGGCGCACTATACTGCAGAGCACCACTTGGTAATCGCTTGCCCTCGAACGCTTGAAGCTCTCCAATCAAGACGGGGTCACGAGGGATATTCACATCCCCTCGCTCAAAACCTAGCACCAACCCATCTATTATACGCATTTTGGAAATGTTTGTTGTCATAAATGGCGTTACAGGTAAGCCAGCGTTTTGCAGTGCCTCCACAATCGGCCCGCCCATGCTGTTCTGTTCCGCTACTATCTCGCAGTCTGGATACCTCTGCCATAAGGCGTGTAGTCGACTTACCTGCGTCTGGTAGTCCGTTTGCACCATCCTGTCTAACTCGACCACTGTTCCGCTATTGATCTCCAAAACGCAAAACACACTGGCGTCATTCGTCCGTCCCCAATCGCATCCAATAACATACTGACCGCTATCTGGTGCGCTTTCACCATTGACTGCTTGCAGCACTTTCCGAAACACACCTCCAGCGTCATCTAAGAATTGCGCCATATATTCCTGAGCGAAGATACGCTCCGGTAGATCGTCTTGAGCTGATGCTATCTCGGCTTTGTCTATGTGAGGGTTGTCGCCTGTTGGAAAACTAAAAGATGCCCACTGTGTATTCTTATCGTCTAGTCCTCTCTGATGCAAACGCCAGAACCAGTTACGTCCCTTAGGGGTAGAAATGAACAACGCACGTCCGTTCCGATCCGATAATGCTGGCCTGATTGCTTCTTGCCATGTACGCTCCTGCATAAACGCACACTCGTCCATAACACAATAATCCAACCCCTCACCGCGTAAGCTATCGGGGTCATCCGCTGATCTTACTTGCACAGTGCCACCGCTCGGCATTGTAAGTAGTCGCTCTCCGTACTTGGTAGACGCTCCGGGGATACTTGCGCCTAGTCTTGCGATTGGCCGCCATCCAACTGCCCCCATCTTATAGCTCGGACTTACCCACCAAGCGCGACCACCCTGTGCTGCTGCTACCTCTAAACACTGAAGAACTCCCAATCGAGTTTTTCCCCAACGGCGACCCCCTGCCAGTACTTTATACCTTGCTGGATCATCATGTACTAGCGTTTGCCCAGCGTGTGGATGTGCTTCAATCCTCACTGCCATCTACACTATCCCAACTTACCACCACCTCAATCGCGCCACCATCCTTTCCGCTTATCTCTTGGCGTTCTTGGGGCATCCATCGTTGTGGGTGTCGGCGCGCTAGGAAATCTCTAGACGCTTGCCAACTGTTCGGCATGTGGCTTTGCCATTGTGCAACCGCTCTGACTTCTGCCCTTGCTTCGGCCTCTCGTATCGCATGAAAAAACTGAAAAAACTTACCTGACCGCGCTTGCTCTCCTTTCGCCATCCATAAGCGGAAAGTCCTATACCCCACCCCTGCGTACCGACAAGCAGACTCGTAATAATTGCCAACACTTATTGCCTGTACAATCTTGTCCTGCGTTTCGGCGGTAAATTTAGAAGGTCTTCCGGATTTGCTCATTAGTTTTGCCATTTAGTGTCAAAGCAGTTCCGACTCTGCTTTTATATGCTTGGCAATAGCACGCATAAATAATGGCGGCACGCTATTGCCAAGCCTTTTCCATTGCTCTTGAAAATTCCCCACTAAATCGAATTCATCCGGAAATGACATTATGCGCTTTGCCTCTGCGATATTTAAATGTCTATTCTCGTCTGGGTGTATCAACCCTCCGCCAAAGGAAGAGTGTGGTTTACCAACCATTGCAACCATCGTTCTACATGGGAACTCCCAACATAGCCGCTGCAACCCAAAAGAGTGGTTCTTAATAACATCCGCTCCGTCACCATGTGGTTTTATTCTCTTGGCTATATTTAACCTTTCGCCTGTAAATTCACCATCACTTAACCCCTGTGGGTAATCGTAGAGTGCCGCCTTAAGTTTCATTGGTTTATTTTGTGGGCCGGGATGTGTCGGTTTTGTTGTGATATCGTTTCTGGTACCTACGAAAATCACACGCTGGCGCGCTTGTGGAACATTGAAATACTTAGTGTTCATTACTCTCGCCGTCACTTGATAACCGCTATCTTTGAGTTCTCTAAGAATCTTCGCAAATATTATCTTCATTTTCCCTTGAACTAATCCTGTTACATTTTCCATTATAAGCACTTTTGGTTGTATTTCTCGTAATATACGCACATATTCCCGAAATAATTGATTGCGTTTGTCGTCAGTATTACGCTTACCTTTTGCCTTTGAGAAACCTTGACATGGCGGTGAACCATCCAAGATGTCTAGATCGCCCATTTGCAGGTTGGCCCTATCAAGTAGTTCGGTTGTTGCCAGTTCGCCAATGTCGCCGCAATAAATCGGTACATCGGGGAAATTATGGCGAAATATCTCCACCGCATTATTGTCCCACTCTACCGCAAGCAATTCCCGGAAACCCGCCATTGAATACCCCAATGATGAACCTCCACAACCCGCGAATAAACTAATTACCGTGAGCGCGCCCTCCGCTTTAGGTTGTAAATGTTCCTGCCAGCACTGCTTCAAATGTGCCGGATAATCTTCTACTTGGGAAACTTGTGACCGCATTCTGGACACTTGCACATCTCTACGCTGTCGGCAATACTCTCGTCATATTCTGGGAATTCCACGTGACTGATATCGCCTATCAATAATTCCAACTCGTCCGGTTTCCAGAACTCATCAAGATCAACGATACCGCTGGCGGATAGGTCAAGCAGCTTCTCGGTATCCCACTCCAGCCCTATCTCTCCGGTGCGGTTGTCAGCTATCGCTAGTCCACGCCCCTCGGAACTATCTATGTCTAGATCGGTGCGCTGCACTACCACCAACTCGTTCCCATCTGTTTCCACTACTCGCACAGGTAAATCAAGCTGCGCTGCTACATCAACTGTCTTATTTCCCCCAATAACATGACCTCCCTTATCAACAACAATAGAACGCCCTGCTCCATACTGACGCATTGATGCCTCTAGCAGACCGCGTCCTCGTTGTGTTCCTTTGTTAGCGTTTTTTGTGTCGGGAGTTATATCGCTAATGTCGTTAATGGGTTTGCTTTCTTTATTGTCAATTGACAAAACATCCTCTCTTATCTTATCTTATCTTCTCTGTTAATCTTCTCTGTTCTGTTCTAGTCACGGAGATGTCACGGATCGTGACATCTCCGTGACATTCTCAATTCTGTCTCGTGACAGTTTATGCTCCCCCTCCCTTCGCTAATCCTCGCGAAACCGCATAAAAACCAGACGCAATAGCAGATGCTATGGCTGCCTGATCCGGTGACAATACATCCTGCAATGTCATCATTACCGCCCCAATAACGCTACAAGCCGTGATCCAAAACTCGGTTGTCTTCCATCCAGATTTATGCATGGTGTTACCTCCTGCCTAATTTTATCACATCCTAATGATTTACATACCTGAATCTCAACCTTGACAAATCTCTATATTGTGTTACAATATGTATAGTAAATAATACATAAGTGAGGCAGGAACATGACAAAGAACAAAGGCACTGAAATAACTGATACCATCTGGGGAGTAGATGTCCACTGTGGCGACGAGAGCAAGTATCGCTGGAAGATTTTGAAAGATCACATTGAGACCAACGCGGTGGGTGTCGAAGGCCCGGGGAATCTCGACCCGGACATTAACAGTAACCACCGCCTTTTCAAAATGTACGACGCCGACAAGACTCTGTGTTTCGAGGGCGAAATCTTCGGCGACTTCGACGGCCTCGAGCCTCTCGACGACTTTGGGTCTTTCTTCGCCGGGTGTAGTGACATCAAACTGAACGACGGATTCAACGGCAAATTCAACTCGGTCTAAGAATAGCCTCGTTACGTCAGCCTTGTGGTCTAGGCCAGCTAGACCACAAGGCTGACGCAGTGAGTAAATTACATACCTAAATCTCGCACTAGATAAATATATGTGATATACTATATATACCATGATAGAGGAGGCAAGAGAATGGCAGACCAGTCACATTCCATCCACCAGCTTTTTCGATCGCAGGGCGTTTGGATATATTGTTCATGTATCCAGCAGGGGAAGTATTTCCGATCCCAAGCGAAGGCCGAGGCTTGGATCAAGGGAAATCATAAAGACGGCCACACAGTTTGCAGAGAGGACAACAAAAATGGATAATAAAGCAATGAAGTACGTGGGTGCGCTCGTAGAGAAGGAGATTCACGAGATGCTTGCCAAGACAAAGGAGCGGGAAGATCGCAGTCAGGCAGCGATCATAAAGCGAGCATTGCGCAAGTACTGCTCCGAGGCGGTGGGGACTGATGACCTCCACAAGCGACCTATATAACATCGAGTACGACTCCGAAATAGGGGAGTATGTAGGACGCTCCCCTATCTCAGGCCGTGAGCATTTCGGCCAGACGCATGATGATGTCCTACAGCGGATCATGGAAGCAGACGAGTATTTTCTGCGTCACCAGAGGAGGCAAAGATGAATAGCAGCAGCGAGACAATTGGTAAACTGGCCGAGGCACTGGGGAGGGTACAGGGGGAACTAGGAAGTATAGCCAAACAGAGCAAGGGCTACAACTATCAGTATGCCGATCTTGCAACCGTGTGGGACGGCATACGCAAGCCATTGAGCACGAACGGCTTGGCGGTTGTACAGACAACAGACAGTGACGATATCGGCAACCCGATAATCATAACCACTCTGATCCACACATCAGGAGAATGGATCAGTGGGAAGCTAGCGGTCAAGCCTGTAAAGCCTGATCCGCAAGCACTCGGATCGGCCATCACCTACGGCAGACGTTATACGCTAATGGCGATTGTGGGCGTTGCTCCAGCAGATGATGATGGCGCAGAGGCCAGTAAGCCAGCACCTAAGCGGGCAACACGCCTTGTGCGGACGATACCCGAAGAATGGGAAAATAAGCCAGCACCTAAGCGGGAATGGGCAAAGCAGAGTAATTTGACAGCTTTTAAGGCGGGGTATAAGCAATGTCTCGCTCTGGGGGCAAGTGCCGAAAGTCTGCCCAAACTGAGGCAGGACGCTAATGACGATCAGATAGATACTGCTATTGTAGATCTGCGCAAGATTTACACGGCTCTTAAACAGGAGTCATCATGACCTCGGCTGATAAGGTCGCCGTTGGGGCAGTAGCGTTAGGCATGATTTACCTCGCTGGCCACGTTGTCTACGCAGTCGTAATGGGACGCTTTTAGCGTCCCATTGTGTTTAATCTCACCCTTGACAAATCTCTATATTGTGTTACAATATGTATAGTAAATAATACATAGGAGATAAGTGAAAACGATGAGCAAGAAGATACAAACACTAGCAGGGCAGAAGTTTTACACAGTGAGTTGGACAGTGAAATTGAGTAGGACTGTAATGGCAGAAACTCCAAGAGATGCCATAGCGTTAGCAGAAGACTTGGGTGAAACCAATGCCAACACGAGCTACACTGAGAAACGAGCAAAGTTAATGACAGCAGATGAGGCAGAAAAAACTGGAAAGTATGCAGCAGATGGTGGGCATATCCTTTTCAGAACCGAAGCAGTAAAGGTAGATGCGGTCACAGAATTTGTGCAAGCGCGGAGGGCATCAGACGGCCTCAGTGATAAACTCCGGGATCTGGTTGATACAAGTGTCCCACTACATCACTGGGAACAAAAGTACGAACGTGCGGAAGCTGACCGCCGTTTTTCGGGATCATAGTGAGGCAGGGGGGTGCAAATCCCCCCATCCCAATTTGGGGGCAGACGATAAACAAAGGAGATAGGATGATGAATAAGGCAAGCGAAGTGGCAGAAGTGGAAGTAGGGGTCGGCGATGTATATGTATCCTCTTGGGGATACGATCAGACGAACATTTGCTACTATCAAGTAACAGGCCTGACCCCAAGCGGAAAGTCTGCACGGCTCCGACGTATAGAGTCGATGACAGTAGAGGAGGATCCTACCTTCGAGATGCGGGTTCCCAGACTGGATCATTTTATAGGGGGGGAGTTTACAAAACGTATTGGTAGAAATAGCGCCTTCAGCGATACATACCTCCGCATGTCGAGCTTCGAATACGCCTTCCCATGGAGTGGGGAAGCCAAATATGCCAGTGGCCCCTACGGTGGGCATTGAGTAAACAGCTATTAACATGGACAAGACATATAATAGCTGGCCACCCCCGAAGAGCGCAGCCAGATACCGGGAGTATGTCGCCCATGAAGGCGACGCCGACCTGAAGATGGGTGTATGCGCGGAGTGCGCCCATGACTATCTTTTGTGGCAACTCGTCGATGATCTGTGCGAGGATTGCGCGAGAATAGAGGATCTAGAAAAGATAGCGGACAAGAAGGCGATTGAAAGAGCACTGAAAGGATGGGTGTCCCTTTGCTCCTCCCGCACACGCACCTTAGGTCGCGCCAAAAATCCCAAGTGGGCCGACCCTGCATTGTTGCAGTGTCATCGCGATCTCCGTGTTAACGTCATGGGAGGCAGTCTGGAGGATGACAAGGGCAACAAGGGGGCTTGGGAGTTGCTGGCAAGAATAGGCCTCATCTTAAGACAGGCTGGGGATGATGAGTAATCGGCACTGGATAAAGCTGTGGCTCTCAATCTTGGATGACCCTAAGATGGGCAACCTGCCAGACGAGCAATGGCGTTTGGCCGTGGAGTTATTCTTGGTCGCTGGCGAGAATGGGGATGATGGCATCTTATCATCAATACCAGACCTGTCTTGGCGGCTGAGGCGTGACCCCAAACAACTAGAGGCACTGCTAAAGTCGTTGGAAAAAACAACGATTATCGTCAAGCAGAATCGCCAGTGGGTAGTCGCTAAGTTTTCCTCTCGCCAGTCAGCAGTGCCAGCAACCGCAAGAAAACAGGCACAGCGCAAGGCAGACGGTACTGCTGGCGAAGGCAACCGGGATAGGTATCTGAAATGAGCAAGGAAATGTTTCAGGCACTTTGCGATGTACTCGGTACAAGTAAACCGCTCGTTGATTACTGGTACCAAACAAAGCCCGCGAGGATCGACCAGATGAACGATGCAGCCGAGCTACTGCACACCTCTGATTATCCTATCTCGCGCCTCGCGGAGAGTCTGGAGAGCTGGAAGGCTAACGACTGGCGGGGCAAACAGGGACAAATGCCTACCGTGGAGCAGTTCGCAGAACACGCCATAGTCGAGTGGAATTTGTCGCAGCAAGCACAGCAAACATTGATCGATCTTGATGTCCGACGTCCTCGCTGGCAAGGGAAATTTGACAAGCTGCGTTCTTGGCGCGTTGAGTTGGCTGGCGAGGCAGACGCTGCTAGATGGGCGAAAATGGCCGATCTGTTTCGGGATGCCGACAGGCTGGAAAGTGAAATCTATTGTCGTGAGAGAGCGACAGTAGACACGACCAAGATAGACTATACCTTGTGGGAGTTAATATGACTGGCCATCACAAATATGTTTATGTCACCAATCACTTCGGCAACATGCGAGATTGGCCGAGATGTGGCAATACGTTTCACAGCAGTGCTATATTTGGCTCGAACAATAGCACTACGGCCAAACTCCGAGAAGGTTTTGAGGATGGCGATGTGCTCGTGGAGTACGGCAATGGGAATGCTCTGAAAATCACCCAGACCCGGTATATATTCGGAGAAAAAGGGTTGGTGCGCTACGAAACAAGGCCTCTTACAGAGAAGGAGAGGGGAAGACACATGCAGAGTCTTCGACATGTGGAAAGAGAGTTGCGATACCAAAAAGGCTCGTATGTGTGGAAGGCTACCCATGAGTAAATCGCAACTGGAAGACCGCCTGTGCTGGCAGGTGGCGATTGCAGGACTACCTGCCCCGACTCGTGAGTTTCGCTTTCACCCTGCAAGGCGTTTCCGAGCGGATTTAGCTTGGCCTGACTGCAAGCTACTTGTCGAGATCGAGGGAGGCATCTGGATGAAGAAGGGGGGGCATAACACAGGCTCAGGCATAACGAGGGACATAGAGAAGGGCAACCTGATGACCATGCTCGGCTATAGGCTGATCCGTGTGACATCGATGATGATTAACTCGGGCAAGGCACTATCTATCATAGAGGAGATACTAAGCGATGAGACCACGATACGAGACGAGCAAGAATCTCAGTGATGAAGAACGCTTGATCCGTCAAGTGTTGCCACTGCAAACAATCCACAAATTGCCCATCCGTTATAAGTTTGACTTTTTCATAGCGCCCAATCAAGTTTGGGAGGTCAAGAAACGCGATGCCCATTACGACACTTGGGTGGTCAGTCTAGGCAAGGTGATGGCCGCCCGAAGTTTTGAGGGTTGCGGTGTGGAGGCGTGGGCGCTGATCGAGATGAAGCGTCACTGTTACATGATGCGCTTTGCAGAGACTGCTATTGCTCACATCGCATGGGGCGGTCGGCAGGACCGGGGAGATGCGCAGGACATGGAGCCTGTGGTGCATTACAGGATAGCAGATATGTTGGAGGCGACATAATGAAACGCTTGAAACGTTTAGGGGCGGTGGGGCTATTACTCTCTACGCTAGTTGTCACTGCAGTAACAGCCCTGAGGGCATCAGCTAACCTACCAGCACCTAGTATCAAAGTAGAGGAGATGATGATTGCCCAGAGTACTGATGGGGAGGATTACTACCTGATTTTGCCCGACAGCGAGATAGTTATCATCAAGCCGACCAGTACAGCACTGCCGACAGCAACAGCGGAGCCAGAGCCGACGGTTACAGCTACAGCAGAGCATGATGGGCAACTGGTGCATGTACGCCTAAGTCACTATTGGCCTCCACTTCTTGGGGTCAATTGCCATCGTGCCAATATCCATAATGGACAGTGCCACGCTAGGCTGTACGGAAAAGAATGGCAAGAATGGGTGGGTGTTGGGTTAGCTTGCCCGATGGAGTTTGCGTTAGGAACCGAGTGGCATATCCCGGCACTGGGCAAGACGTTTATATGCGTAGACCGTGGGGGCGCAATTCAACGTCTGGATGATCAGCATCGGAGCGCGTTTGTTGATCTACTGCAACCGGATATTCCATACGTGCATAATGGCACAATAGTGCGTGACCACTACAGTCCGTCAGGGGCGTATCTGGTCGAGGCATGGGTAACACGATGACAACAAAACCACGTAAGTTCAAGCGACAACTTACTGCACTCAGACTAGTAGGCGTTCCAATTCAAGATGATGAATTTAGTGCGCTGGAAGCTTCCGCTGAAGCAGATATACGCGGAGTGGCAGATCAAGCACGATATTTTATTGTAGCAGGGTTAAAGAGTCGTGGGCTGCTGGATGGTAACCCTCGGGAGAAGCCCATCGAGGTGCTGGATATAGCTCAGACGGGATACCAGCTCTGCGAAACTTGGTGGGACGAGATGCCCATTACACGGTTACGTATAACTACGCGGGGCTACAACGCTCTACTCCACGCAGGTATTAACACAGTCGGCGAGGTCTTGGAGCATATGAGCAAAGGTGTGGATGCCATGCTGAAGATCAGGAATTTCGGCCAAGTGAGTTATATCGATCTGCTTTATGCCCTAGTCGAACTCGGCTTTTCTTCCGGGGAAAGCAGTAAACTATGGGTTTCTCTCAATGGAGAGGGATATAATGCAACGCCTAAATCGTCTAGCTGAGGCTATAGCGTTTACTCCGCTTGGGATTCTACTAGGTATACTGTTCGGTGCAACCAGCACGTTTTGGGTGATGTCACACCTACC